AAATGATGCACCTATAGTTAAGACTGCTAAACCAAAGGCAAAGAAAACTACAAAGAAAAAAACTGCTAAGAAGAAGAAGTAATGGCAGCCGTACAACGAAGCGGTGATGCCAATACTGGTGGTGGAACAATTAGTTCTACTGCACAGTCAACTGTCTATGCAAACAGTAAATTAATTTCAGTAAACGGGTCTACAGTTACAACACACGGCGTATCTCCAAATGTTCATGCTGGTGTTACAACTGCAAATGGAAGTTCGACTGTGTTTGCTGGTGGGATTGCAATTAATAGGACTGGAGATGCAGACAGTTGTACACACACTAGAACGGGCGGTTCTGGTGATGTTTTCGTTGGGTAAGATATAAATATTACAAAAGGATGGGAATCTAAATGTCAAGATATGACGCCACACAATCTAATGAAAGCACAAGAAGTTCTAAAGTATTTAAGGACCTTAATTTAGACTTTCAACAGAATACTGCAACAAAAGATATTCAGAAGATTACTGATGTCGAATCAGTAAAAAGAAGTGTGAGAAATCTAATCAATACCAATCACTACGAAAAGCCTTTTCATCCTGAAATTGGTTCTAATTTGAGAGCAATGTTGTTTGAGTTGATGACGCCTCAGATGAATCATGTAATCACAAAACAAATAGAAAATTTAATTAACAATTACGAACCAAGATGTAGATTAGTTCAAGTACATACACAACCAGAATTTGAGAGAAATGGATATAACTGTCAAATATCTTTTTATGTACAGAATTATCCTGACCCTGTAGTAGTAGAATCCTTTTTAGAGAGATTGAGATAACCTATGGCAACTAAACTAGAAATTTCAGAATTAGACTTTGATGGTATCAAGTCTAACTTAAAAACATTTTTATCACAACAAGATGAATTTACAGACTACGACTTCGAAGGTTCTGGTATGTCTGTACTTCTTGATGTACTAGCATATAATACTCACTACCTTGGTTACAATGCAAACATGCTTGCAAATGAAATGTACCTTGATAGTGCAGACTTGCGTTCTAGTGTTGTATCACTTGCAAAACAAGTTGGTTATACTCCTACAAGTTGCACATCTTCAACAGCCACAATTGATGTATTAGTCAATAATGCTTCTGGCGCTTCTCTCACAATGTCAAGAGGAACTAAGTTTACAACAACAGTTGATGGTCAATCTTATAGTTTTGTGAACAATGCTGATGTAAGTATTACACCAACAGATGGTGTCTATAAGTTTAGTAATCTGACTGTTTACGAAGGTTCTTATCTTAACTACAAATATACAGTAAACACATCTGATATTGACCAGAGATTTATCGTACCTAATGATAGTGTCGATACAACAACATTAACTGTCAAAATTCAAGAATCATCATCTGATGCAACAACAAACACATATACACTTGCAACAGGTATTACAGAATTAGATGCTACATCTAAAGTATACTTTCTACAAGAAGTAGAAGGTGGTCGATTTGAAGTTTATTTTGGCGACGGCGTTCTAGGTAAAGCAGTTGCAGACGGCAACATTGTCATATTAGATTACATTAATTGTAACAGAGATGCGCCGAATGGTGCTACAACATTTAGTCTATCAGGAACAATTGGTGGATTCTCAAGTGCAACAGTTACAACAGTTAGTAATGCTTCTGGCGGAACTGGGCTTGAATCGATTAATTCTATTAAGTATAATGCACCAAGAGATTATACTGCACAAGATAGGGCGGTCACTACAGAAGATTACAAGACATTAGTTAAGAGTCTATATGCAAACGCACAGGCAGTTCAAGTCTATGGTGGTGAAGATGCGGCCACGCCTGACTATGGTAAAGTTTATATTTCAATCAAGGCAAAATCAGGTTCTAATCTGACAACTGCTACAAAAGATAGTATTGTAACAAGTCTTAAAAAGTATGCTGTTGCTTCAGTAACGCCTGTAATCATAGACCCAGAAACAACTTATATCACACTAGTAGTTAATTTCAAATATAACTCTGGTATAACAACAAAGGATGTAACAACACTTCAAACAAATGTTCTTACAAAGATTGCAAGTTATAATAATGACACATTAGAGGACTTTGCTGGCATGTTTAGATATTCAAAATTAGTAGAGGCAGTTAATGACGCCGATACATCTATTCTAAGTAATATTACAACTGTGAGGATGTACAAGTATGTTACTCCAACATTAAACTCAGGATTAAAATATACAATCAATTTCAATAACGCATTGTATAATCCACACTCTGGACACAACTCATCTGGTGGTGGTATTATATCATCAACAGGATTTAAAGTAAATAACGACAGTTCTGCAAACGAGCATTTTCTTGATGATGATGGCGCTGGTAATTTAAGATTATATTATTTAAGTGGTACTGCACGAGTATACACAGATGCGACATACGGTACTGTAAACTATACAACTGGTGAAGTTGTTCTTACATCTGCACATATTACTAGTATCTCAAATGTAGACGGTGCGACAAGCACACAGATAAGAGTATTTGCAACACCAAGTTCTAATGACATTGTACCAGTAAGAAATCAAATTCTATCTATCGATACATCTAATTCAACTATTACTGGTGAAGTTGATGGTATTGAAAGTGGTAGTTCACAGGCAGGAACAAATTATACGACATCATCTAGTTACTCTTAATCAATGGCAACAAAATACAAAACTAACAAGAGAAAACTATCTTCACTTGTCAAACAACAAGTACCTAGTTATGTCCTAGAGGACCATCCTAAGTTCACAGAATTTCTGTCGTCTTATTTCCTATTCATGGAGTCGGCAGAATTAAATCTGACCGAAATCACAGAAGTAGATAACATACTTTTAGAAACTGAAGGAAGTACGGATAGTTATTTACTACTCAATCAAACAGACAAAAATGGTTTAGATGCTGGTGGTCAGATTGTCGAAGAATTAAATTCAATCACAAGTTCTTTTGCAAAAGGCGAAACGATTACAGGTTCTACATCTGGCGCTACTTCAACAGTTCTTGCTGAAGATATAACGAGTAACTCTCGCTTATTTGTTTCAGCTAATAATGCATGGATTACAGGAGAAACTGTAACAGGTTCTACATCTGGTGCAACTGCAAAAGTTGGCAAGTATCGTGCGAACCCAGTTGAGAATCTTCAACAACTTCTAAACTACTCTGACCCAGACCACACGATAAGTGATTTCTTAGTTCAGATGAAAGAGGAGTTTCTTAACACAATTCCTAAAGACACACATGATAGTGTAGACACTAGAAAACTTGTTAAGAACATTAAGTCATTATATCGTGCAAAGGGAACTGCAAGAGCCAATAAGGCATTCTTTAGATTGTTGTTTAATGAAACCTCTGATGTTTATACACCAACAGACGATATGTTGCGTGTGTCAGATGGTAAATGGAATAAACAAAACTTTATTCGTTGCACACAAACAGCGGCACAGGCTGTAAATGATTCTATTCTTTTAGTTGGTCAAACAATCACACAAGTAGACAACCCAGCAGATGATAATGTAAATGATGCAACTGCAATTGTAGAAAACATTACTAAATTCCAACAAGGCTCTGTTGAGATTATTGAAGTAGAAATTAATCCAGACACTACAGTAGGAACTTTTGTAACTGGACAAGTCATTAGTGGCGTTAGTAAGGATGACTCAGATGTTATCGTTAAGATGACAACAAGTTCAGGAATTTCAACAACAGCAATTACAAATGATGGAAGTACATTAAGTGTTGGTGATGAAGCAACAGTATCGGGTGGTGCCGGCGCTGGTGCAAGAGTGCAAGTTTTAGATATTTCTGGTGGCGGTATTGACGAAGTTGTCATAAACGCAGCCGGCACGGGATATCAAGAAGATGATACAATTACTTTTGCTTCTGGAACTGCCGAAGCAAAGATTTCTATAGTTGGTGGTGGTTTTGCACCAGAAACAGGAAGTGTTGATGTTCATGTTGAATTAGAATCTGGCACAATAACTGGTGGTGGTTCTGGTGACTTGTTGCTAGAACCATTTGGTGACGGCACAGAAGGTAAGTTCTTAGATTCATCTTCAACAATGGTCGACAGAGAAGTTAAGATAGAATTAGAAAATGAAGTTGGTCATATACTGTCTGAAGAAGATAACGGCACAAACACATCTGAAAGACACTACATTGTAAATCAAGAACACGAATTAGACCTTCCTTATAATATGTCTGAAACTGACCACATAGTTCAAGAGGAAGAAACACAAGATGATACTGAATATCCTGGCGATAAGTTAGTACAAGAAAACGAAACAGGTAATGGCGACATAACTGATATAAGAATGATTGCAAGTGGTTCTGGTTACACAACTCTACCTACTGCAACGATTACGATTGGTGATAGATTCTTACGATTGGAAGACCAAACTAAACGACAAAGATTAGGTATCATTCAATTAGAACAAGGCGGATTTGTAGAGTTTGAACAAGATACTGGAAATATATTAGACGAACAAGATTCGTTACAATCGATTACTGATTTTGATACTGTTGGTGCAGGTCGAATTGAGTTTGAAGATGGTGGTAGAGTATTGAGTGAAACATTTACTGGTGCTAATGCAACAATCGTGCCATTTGGTTCTGAGATTGGTCGTGCAACATCATTGTTAATATCAGAACACGGTATCAATTATACTTCTGCACCTACTCTTTCTTTCCCTCACTATGCTGTTCTTAAAACAGTTTCGGGTACTATTACAGAAGATGAAACATTTACATCTAATGTAAGTGGTGCAACAGGAACAGTTGTAGACTTTACAACGCCTCTTTTAAAATATACTGCAACAACAAGTTCGTTAGCTGTTGGAGATACTGTTACATTCTCTGGTGGAGAAACTGCTGTTGTAGCAAAATCAGACCCACTTACGGCAACAACTACAATTGCTTCAGATATTTCTACTGATGGTAAATACATTAATCAAGACGGACACATATCAGAAAGTTCTAAAAAGATACAAGATAGTTTATACTATCAAGACTATTCATATGTTGTTAAAGTTTCTGAAAGTATCAATAAGTGGAGAGATGCACTTAAACGAGCAATTCACCCAAGTGGTTTCTATGTAACTGGTGAAGTAAACATTGCAACTCAGTTGGATGCTAAAGTTAGACAACCTGTAGGTTCTACAATTACTGGCGGATTGTTCTCAGGCACTTCAGACAGTCCAATCTACATGAGATTAAATACTCTATTCACTACAGTCTTTGGTAGAAGAACAGGAGTTGCAACAAGTAGTTCATTTGGTGGTGCTCAGTTAGATGGTCTAACTAAACGCACAAGAGCAGCTGCAAACGCAGGATATTCTCCTGATGTAAGTAACGCATTTACAAGTTCACACTATGCGGCTCGTCAAGTAGATGTAAACTTGACACCTGAAACAACATTAGAATTAGAGAAAAGAAATAGAAACAGTTTTTATGATTTAAACAGTTATACTGTTCGCAATGTAGAAGTTAGAAATGGTTACGCTTATGGCGGACCAAGAGTTAAGAATTTAAGTGACCGTGCATTTTCTACCTTTGCGGCTAATAATGCAATCACTTTAGAAGGTGGCGCTGGCGATGGAGAGATATTATTAGAAAATGAATCTGGTGTTTTACAACACCCACAATCAGATTCTTGGTCTACAACAATCGCAGATTGGAACACACTACGCTTCTCGGGCACACTAAATAGTAATGTAGATGGTGAAACAATGAGATTGTCAGACATCAACGGAACCAATTCAAGTCAGAATCACAAAATCAACTTTGCTTTTCCAACAGAAGTAACGAAAAGCTCTTAGTAAATCATTATAAATAGATATAAAGAATATAGGACAAACCAATGGCAGCAATTATCACAAACAAATTCAGAATAAATAATGCGGAACAGTTCGTTGAATCCTTCTCGGAAACATCTGCTGAAACTTATTATTTGTTTATAGGAAGAGCACACGCCTGGGCATCAGATGCTGATGTTCAAGGAAACACAATCGCAGAAGGAACAGATGCTTCACCCCCAACACCGAATGATGATGTAACTTCAGAGTTCTATAATTGGGACGATATGTTAGGTGCAAAACTTATAGCATCTACCGATGTATCAAGAGTTATACCAAGAAGAAATTGGACAACGGGTACAACATACGATATGTACGAACACAATATCAGTTCATCTAATGCCGCTAATAGTGGTGCAACAAATCTTTGGGACTCAACTTTTGTTGTAATGAATAGTGCATATGCAGTTTACAAAGTTATTGAAAATGATGGTAACACAGCATCAACAGTAGAACCAACTTCTACATCAAACTCAATCTTTAGTACATCTGATGGTTATAGATGGAAGTATATGTATTCATTAACATCTGCTGAAACGCTTAACTTCATGTCAACAGACTTCATCCATTGTTCAACAGATTCTACCGTATCAGCTGCTGCCGTTGATGGTGCGTTAGACACTGCTTTGGTTGTTGCTGGTGGTTCAGGTTATAACACATCTTCAGGTTCTACTATTTCTGCAATCCCTATTCGTGGTGATGGTTCATCTGGTGTTGCTTCGGTAACAATCAGTTCTGGTGCTATAGCATCAGTTTCTATCACAACTGCTGGAACAGGATACACTTATGCATATATTACAAACGCAGATATTATCGCTGCTACAAATGCTGGCGGTTCTGGTTCTGGTGCAAACATTAATGTAATCATTCCGCCTAAAGGTGGTCATGGTTCAGATGCACTTAAAGAATTAGGTGCGTTTTATGTAATGTTGAACAAATCACTTGTTGGTGCTGAAGGCACATCTGATATTGGCGTTGCAAATGACTTTAGAAGAATTGGTCTTGTAAGAAACCCAACTAACTTTGGAACATCAACAGTTGCAAGTGCAGACACAAGACGACAAATCTATGCTGCTATATTCTCGTCTGTGTCTGGAACATTTACTGCTGATGAAGAAATCAATCAGGCATCAACTGGTGCTGTTGGTAAAGTAATCGAATATGATTCAACAAACAAAATACTATACTGGTATCAAACACGATTCCCAGATGTTGGAACAGATAGTAATGGTAACTTAACGGCGTTTAGTGGTGCAAATGCAATCACAGGACAAAGT